CTGGTTGATTGCTGTGGTTACGCCGTAGCCATTGACCGTGTTCGCCTGGTCCTGGTCGAGATATACTTCTGTTCCATCTTCGAGACACTGGCCGCCGACTCCGAGTAAATGGTTGGACGGTGACTGGTTCGGTACGTCCTCGTTATCTGATGCCATGTACTGGATCATGGCTCCTGCCACTGCAGATTTTGCGAGAATGTACTCGCCGACTCTGTCGCATGGCCAGAGCGGATAGCAGAATGGACTTGTGTATCCGGACTCCTCTTTCACGCTCTTGGTGTCTGTGTATTTCTTTGCCTTGGCTGTATCAAGGTCAAGAAGTGCCATTGCGCTGTATACGCCATTGATCTTGGCTGCCTTGGCTGCAAGTGCAAGACCGACCTCTGGAATCTGTGACCAGCCTGGTGCGAGAATAAGTCCCGGAACGATGCCGAGTCTTGGGTATACCTGTCTAATGACTTGCGCTCCTGTCTCAGCTCCTGTGGATGGATCCACGGCTCCGATGACGTCCTCCTTCGTAACCTTGGACGGATCGATGACTTTTCCGCTTACCTTGATGGCTGTTGCTGCTGCGCCTTTTCCGCCTGTGAGCATTGTGATTGTGAGGAATCCAGTTGTGCTGTCAAATGCAGCACTGTAATCCTCGCCAGCCTTGAGCTCTGTATCGCCGGTTGAATTTTTGACGGTGAGCCCTTCGAGGATGATGCCTTCTTTCTCGATCACTGCCTGCTTCTGGTTTACCTGGTACTCTGCCTCTGCGAGTTCCTTGTTGTGCTTTGCCGGATCCAGGACGTTGATGTAAACGACCGGACTAACCTGGAACAGGTTTGATGTTGCGAACATCGTCTGGCAAAGTGTAAAATTCTTAAAGTCTACGGAATATCCGAGTGCTGCCATGGCTTCAGTTCCTGAATTCGCAAGAATTGGAACGTTCACGGCTTCGCTTGGATTCTCGGCCATATTGACCGGAGCTGTTCCGACGACTACCTGGACGGAGCTGTTGCCGGTCTTTGGTACCTGAACGGCTGTAGCTTCTTCCTGGATATAAACTCCATGTCTGATGCTCATTAGTTCTTACCTCCTCTTTCAAGTTTGAATTTCTGCGCTTCTGCGTAAGCGCTGTATACGTATCCTCTCTTTTCTCTGATCATTCTCTCGGCCTCGCCGTATTCCCTGATCGGAATGAAAAGGTTCAGGATCATTGGTGCATCCGCTTTGGCTGCTTTTGCTGCCTCCGGGATTGTCGTGTAGACTGTGCCGGTGATGGCGATTCCGCTGATTGTTGGTCCTACGTAGAGGACTCTCTCAGTCTTTGCCTCCGTCACTGCCTGTGTCTTTTTTGCCGGTGCTTTTGTCTCCGGCGTCTTTACTGATTCGCTCATGACCAGTCATCGCTCCTTCCTATTTTTGGTACGTAGAATTTGATATCTATGGCTCCGAAGTAAAACGGATACGTGTCCTCATCCTGAAGCGCAAAGCTCACGTTCTGGTTCGCTCTGAATTTGCTATCCAGGAGCGGTCTTTCCAGGAACCGGTTTGTGATCTTTGTGATCATCTCCAGGATGGTTCTGTGTCCGTTCGTTTCCTTGTCGTAGTCACAAATTCCGAATAATACCGTGGTTCCGACGAGCCATGGCTCATCGTCCGTCGGTGTGTTGCCTTCTTCAATTCGCACAATAAAATAGGGGAAGAACTGCGACTGGTCTTCCTCATCATCTGTGATCTCTGGCAGCCTCTGTTCGTAGCCTTTTACTCCGACCACGTCCTCTCCTGCAGCATTTTTCAGCTGCATCTGTGCCAGGAGTTCCTCGATTTCAGCGATTAGCGATTTCTGAAGGTCCCATGGTGTCATTGTCTTCCTCCTACTTTGTGAGTAATTCTATTTGCTGTTCCACGTAATGCTGCAGGTTCCGGTCGATGGATGGCTTCACGACTCCGTACACCTTTTCCTCGTTACCGATCATCTTCGGGATTGAGTTGGAGCTCAGCTTCTTGATTGGTAGCCTGGCGGTGCTTCGTCTCTGATAGATCTGACCGTTCGGTCCTTTGAAGGCTTTGATATTGCCATATATAAGCTGCTTCAGGCCGCCGCCCTTGATGATGTTTGCTTTCGCTCCGGTTTTCTTCGGTGCGGTTGTGTGGAACTTCGTGATTGAGAGCGGCTTGCCTTGTGAATGGATCACCGCTTCCAGCCTTCCTGCGGACGCTTTCCGGATCGTCATGTCCTTCTTAAAGCCTCCGGATTTTACCGTGTAGGTCGCCTGCGCTTTATTTGCGAGATCTACTCTCGCCGTGACTGCTACTTTATTCAGGGCCCGCGATATTACCGTTGGCGCTTTTCGGCTCATTTCTCCGAGCTTCGCCTGCACTTCCTCCAGCATCTGTTCGTCTACCTGGTATTCGATCATGCCCTGTTCGCCTCCAGTGTGATTGAATAGATACCGTCCTCTGAAATAGCATCAGCCACCTTGTATGGCTTCTTGTCGAATTGGATCAGGGATCCCTGCTTCGGCATTGGACCATAGTCGGTGGCTGCTACGTAGATCAGTTTTTGGTTCTTATAAATTCCATCCATGTGCTGGTTGAATCTCTTTTCACGCTCGATCTGTTCGTTGGAGTCTACCTGTACTGGCATCCTCTTTCCGTTGAGGTCATGCATGTCTGAGAACTCATCCGCGTTCATGAATGTGTCGTGCACGTCCGACGCGATTACGTCTTTGAAACTCATTTCTTTCGGCTCCGGGTTGGTTTCTTAACCGGATCAGTGGCTCTTTCGATGCTCTTTGGGATTCTCCCGGCGAGGTCTTCTTCGTTGCCACTATTGCTGATTCCGATTTGTCCTGGCTGAGCTGTCAGCATCTGCGCTCTTGGAGCCGGTGCCTCTGGCTCATCCTCTACCAGGGTGGCGGTTCCGGCATCCAGCCAGGTCTGCTTCATCTCTGAATCAGGAAGCTCATCTCCGACCTCATACTGACGTGCTCCGTATAAGATCGGATAAACTGCCACGAGCTTCATTTAGGCGTTGATCTTAATTGATACGACCGCGTCCGCTGCGGCTGCGTCTGCGATAGCGTAGCCTGCGAGGATGTTGGACTCGGCTGTTGCGGTGATCACTCCGTTTGTGTTGTCCCAGTAGACATCTGCTCCGGCTGTGATTGCCTCGCTTGCCTTCTTTGGGAAGCTGTAAACGCCTACGACGTTTACGCTATACTTCTGTCCCGGTGCTGCTTCCATCGCTACGACTCCGATTCTCTTACCGATAGCCTGGATGGTATTGGCCGGGATGGTTTTTGCTGTGTCATTGATGCGATCGATAGTCTCGCCTCTCTGCCAGAATGTTGCTGTTGCCATGATTTATTCCTCCTTCCTCTTAGACGAGCTTCAGCTTCGTGTCGACCTTGATTCCTGGGTTCTTTACGGCTCCACGGTAGTCCATTACGGAGATGCCCCAGTCGAGGTAAATATCCCAGATGAATCCAAGCTGTCCAGGAGCTTCCATTCTTCTGATGTTCGGGATCTCCTGACCGTTCAGGTAGTCGACCTCGATGAAGTCTGTGTCTCCAGGATCGCCAATCAGGAACCATGGCATCACGTTTCCAAGGCCGCCGCACAATGCGTTGATTGTCGGATCCTCGACTACCTCGATGCTGTCTCTGTACTGGTACAGTGGGTTCACTGCCTGGGTGTTGTCGCTTGTGTTAATTGTCGGACTGAAGAAGAGCGTGTACATATCGAACTTCATTCCTGAAGGTACGACGATGGTTGCCGGATTGATGATGATGCTCTCTCCGAACTGGTCCTTCTGGTTTGCCAATGCCATGATCATGGTCTGCATTGCTTCCTGGGTTACTCCGGTACCGGATGCGAGGAGGTTCTTGTGCTCCTTGCCAAAGAGTGCAGCTCCGTCATAAATGTTGGAGTTGTTGATCAGGATCTGGAATACCTGCTTGTTGATGGTCTTTCTTGCTGCGGCTGCATATCTCGCCGGAACGCTTGTCACGAGACCGATGTCGTCGTCGATAAATGCCTTTCTGGAGAGAGTGAACTGGCGGCCGTAAGTCTTTAACTGTCTCTGAGGGAGCTTGTCATCTTTGAAGATGTCATGCTTGAGCTCTCCGTTCTCCGGTACCTCATAGAACTCGCCGACTGGTCCAGCTACGTAGTAGTTGTCATGCTTCTTGAAGTCCTTCAGGGATCCCTTCTTTGTGAACTTATCGAAGGTCACGGCTACCTTGCGATATCCTTCCTTGTATGCCTTCTCGATTGTCTGGTCGAGGATTGCCGGGAAGGATGCTTCTGGATTGTAGAATCCTCTGGACATCATTGTATAAAGCTCATCAGAGCTTCTGCGGTTCAAGTTGCTTTCATTGGACCCGTCTCTCTGCAGACACTCGATGGCGAGGTCTCTGATTGACATTCCCATGAGGTTTCTGGCTCCATCTTCCGGACGCTCTAATGTCATGCCGCTTCTCATGAGGAGGGAATCGGCAGCGGCACGTCTGAACTTATCCTCCTGTGTATCTGTTACCTGGATGCCGGTCGCTACTGGTGAGTGCTGGCTTCTCAAGTGTTCAATGACTGCGGCTCTTACCTGTTCCTCGGTAGATCCGTTGTCGATGTAAGATCTGGCCTCAAGACCGAACTCTGTACAGAGGTCCTCAATGCTGCGGATTCTCTGTCTTTCTGCCTCGATGGCTCTCTGTGCGTTCTGTGGATCCTGTCCACCGTTTCCACCTTCGCCTGCAGCAGGTGTCTGCTGTCTCTGGCCTTCCGGTGTGTTGTTTGCTGGTGCAGCAGGAGTGGAACTCTGGCCGCCATGGGCGATGCCAGCACCAGCTGCTCTAGCTGCGTCGATGCTTCTCTGCAGGGAGTCAAATTCTGCGGCTTCCTCGCGTGTCATGTTGCGACCTGCGGATCTGGCAGCGTTTAATAATTCCTGCTGACGTGCGATCATCTGTTCAATCGTCATTTTCTTTTACCTCCATTCGGTTTTTGTTTATTTGAAGTTGCCGCTCATAGAT